TGAAATCGTGAGTTCTGTGTTTTGTTTGTCTCTCTGGACGACCTCGCCATCCACTGGGTATGAAAAGTATCCATGCTTTTTCCGAGAATCATTTTCAAATCGTCGAATGATGGATGTACACACATCATTCGGCAAAAAGTTGGGAATTTCCAAAATATAGTCGTCCATTGACTATACATTGTATATGGTCTTTATGCACTTTCCATCCTCGCTAAGTCGTCTATATCTCTACTTTTGCGGGTCATACCCTTGAACGCCCCCAACCACCTGGTCACGGCTCGTCTTGATGCGAGTTGTGACGCGGTCTCATCACATATAATGATACTTAGACCATTACACACATCGGGTTTATTCACTTTATCGGGGAACTCCAAATTGAACGCCTCTATAGATATTGCTGGGATATCTGGGGCTTCATCAAGAAGTCTATCATACTCTTCGCGACACTTCTTCACAAAATCAACAACCCCTGTGCGATCATTCTCATCGAGGGACAATTCCATATCTATATTTCTATAGTACTTGGAGTACTGAACACACATCACAGAGTGTGCCTGTGAGAGACTCAAACTTTGACTAAACTTACCTATAGATGTGAGGATACCACCCAAAACATTGAGGAACGCAAAGAAGTACTGCACAATCATAATTTTAGCGCGAGTTTCTGATGAAACGCTATCATTCCCACTTGGATTGAGAACTGCGAAACCCCCAACACCTGTGATACTCGCGATGATTATACTCGGGTATGACAGGTAATCATTCTGTTTTTTGAAGTGGAGGCGTGCGTGATTATGAAGCCAGCGATATCCCGCGGCTCTCTCGGCCCACGATTTGAGGAGCTTCTCCTGCTTCTCACACCACGAGTGGGGCTCCATTATTTTACGCATAGATTTTTAGTTCAGATTTGAGTTTGGTAACCCACCACTTTTTCTTTTTAGGATCCCATTTTGCTCCGTGCATCTTTGCATTTTCCTTTTCTGCAAAAGGGACATTTAAATAAATTCTATTATATGGACACTCAGATACCCCAATTGCCATATTAGCCAAACGATCCGCGTGATTATTTCCAATTGAATGGATATCCTGGTTTGATGTATGTGCTTTTATATGCATAAAATTCACATTTGAGTGAGCACTATACAGTTCATATATTTCTCTAACTAACTCTTTGTTTGGGATATCTTTGTCCCAATTACAGTTGGCGTTTTTTAAACCATATTCACCTGCACATCTAATCGCATAGACTGAATCGGATACAATTGTAACGTCTTTACCCATTTCAATATCATTTTTCAATATCTCATATGTTCTAATAATCGCACTTAATTCGGCTGTATTATTAGACTGTTTACCATCTATTTTTGCGGATACATTACGTTGATCGTCTTCGCCAAAATAGATGCCAATACCAGCAGCTGCGTTTTTATGACCGTTGTTCGTGCATGCACCATCTGTGTACACGTAAATCATTCTTATTTATTATTGGGGGTTATGTTTAATTTATGCATCTTCATAATTAGTGAGTCCTTCTTTTAACTTGTTGTACACAAGTTCGTAAATATTCTCAGTTGGAGCGGCATCCAATACCAAAGAGACGCTCCTGCGTCCAATCGAACCATTACGAGCATCCTTCGCCGCCTTTGAGATCCACGACGTGAAACCAGCTTCGACAAGGAACTTTGGTTCCTCTAAGACTTCCTGGTGTCCACCCTCCTCAGTGTACACGTGTCTGCGCTCCTGTCTGCGCTGAATGCGAACTTCATTTTCATTGAGAGAGATGTAATACGAGTCTACACTAAGACCAACACCTAATTCGATTGTTTCTGTCACAGTGAGACCCATTTTTATATTATGACGCGACATTTTATTTATTTCTTGAAATCGCGATACCAAGTTATTAGATTTTATTGCTTTTCAAAAGGTTTTCGTGTGCTGGTAATAGCTGGAGATTTGTATAGTGAAAGCATTTTCTTTGTTGTTCTTCGTCTAACATATCGAATGACGAACACGGGATGATGTGATCTATGTGAGCATCAGAGTAATCTTTTCCTGGAACCTTGGTGCTTTCCAAATATTTTTTCAAGAAGTCGCCATCACACCCAAGAAGTGATTTCGTTTTGTCGGACTTGGCACCTCTCCCATTAAATGCGTGCCACATTCTCTTACGACACAACTCCAAGTAGTAAGATGCACTCTTTTCCTCCCTAGCCTTTTTGCGCCTTTCTGGACGACATGTAGCATTTGAGTCGGAACACTCTTTGAGTCTTTTATTACGATAAGACGCATCATTCTCATATCTTTCTCTTCGTTTCTGGTTTATTTCAGTGGCGTTATCGTTCCAATGATTCCTTACACGCTGCTTAATGAGTTCACAATGTTCTTCATAATATACCTTTGCCTTTTCACTTAATTTTTCTTTATTATTTTGTCCGTATCTTTTGAGATAATTAGTTTTACACACCCTACATTGATTCAAATGACCATCCTTCATCTGCGCGTGTTTAGGAAACTCAACGAGATTCTTTTCTTCGTGACAATCTTTACACACTTTTGTTGTCATCTATATCACTCTCCTGGGAATTAATTTCTAATTGTAAAACGCGAAGCAGATATTAAGATATTTGAAGTATCTTAATATTTGAGTTTTTATAAATAACGCGATTCGATAATTAACATGTAGCCATAGCTTTCTTAGTTGGAGAAAGCACGGTTAATCCCAAAGGTTTCCCAGTGGGCCAGATCGTACCTTAAGCAGTATCAGAGTGACTAACTCCTCATTTACCACCGACACCTTAGCGATCGTTGAAACGGAATCATATTCTTGTCGTAGCGAACTTAGATTCTCGCCTGCGGATTATCCAATCTCAAACCTTTTTACCATCGGGTTCGGTCATTAACCGAGATCCCCCCAAAAGTTTCCAAATGGGGGTGGTAGTTTGAGCTCTAAGGAACTTCCCGCAACCAGGTTGTCTCGCCTGCACATACAGACTAGCAGGACAAACGCTTTTAACGCCTGCTTTTTGGGCCTGATCTTAACTCCATTATGAGCTAAAGCTAAGCCCGCCCATACCGCTTTGGATGCGGAGGACGTTGTAGTTGGTCGCGAACATGTGCATGGTGGTCGCATCGTTGGCCGCACCCATAGTGACCGCGACTTGCGCGTTGTCGATACGGGAAAAGTTGCACGTACCAGTTGGTTGGTGCTCTTCTGGCTTGAGGGCGAACGAGTACGAGTACACACCTGGGTATGGGCAGCCAGTGTGGTGGTTGTAGGCTTGCACTTGGTTGAAGTACTTACCCGCTTGCTCCTTGAATCGGTCTTGACCGTTGAGGACCAACTTGAAGGTGGACAATGGACCAACGGCTTCTTCGGTGAAGGTAGACGCGGAACCCGCCGCACCAACCGCGAGGAGTGGGGCACCCGAACCTTGGGTGATTGGGACGTAGCAGTTGGATTCGGAGATCGCACGAGCGTTGGACTCGAGGACGATACCCGCATCAGTGCTCGCGGTCGTGAAGTTCCACAAGGAAGACTTCGCCGCGGTGTTGGAGAAGCACCACACAAGCTCCTTCACTGGGTGGTTGTAAGACAAACGGACTTGCTTGGTGGCAGAGGCAGTCACGGTGTCAGAGCCAGTGTGTTGCACTTGCTCGATGAGGTATTCGTGACCCTTTTGCGCGAAGCGACGGCGCTCTTCGGTGTCCAAGTAGATGTAGTTGGCCCACACCTTGAAGGTGTCGGTGTTACAGTAGGTGGAGAAGTTGGAGGCCAAGTCGACGTCGATGCGGACTTCGTGGTATTGAAGGGCAATCAAAGGCAAGTACAAACCTGGGTTACGGTTGAAGAAGAAGATCAAAGGCAAGTACACCTTTTCGCCAGCGACCGCGGTGGTCATCTTGGCGTACGACGCCTTCTTGGCTTCATCGTGGTACAAGTTATCGTACAATCTCCACCACTTTTGGTAGTGCTTGTCGATGCGTTGACCACCGATGGAGAGTTCAACGTTGTTGATCGCACGCTCGGCGACCCAGTTGCAGTCATCAGTGGCTTCACTGGTGGCCGTGTTGGAAGTCAAAGACTTGAGTTCGATGTACATGTCACCGACCAAATCACCGTTGCGCGCAACGGTCACGGACACACGGCCTGAGTTGGCCGCGGTACCGTTAACGGTTTGTTCGATGTTTTCCATCGCGAAGTTCGTGTGTCGCTTGTACACAGCTTGGAAGAAGGTAACCTTTGGGTTACCGGTCAAGTAGACGTCTTGGGCGCCATAGGCGACGAGTTGCATGAGACCACCGGCCATTGTGAGAGTTGTTGTACTATAGACAGAGATTTTTTTTCTGGGTGAAATCGCGCTGTGCGAAATTTACACAACCAATTTTTCTCAGTATAGGTTAAATGTCGTCACAGCCTGAGGAAGAAGAAGAAGAAATTGAAATCGAGGAGGGTGAGATTGTATCTGATGTTGAGGATATGACCGAAGATGAGGATGAAGATGATTTTTTTGAAGAAGATGAGGACGAGGAGGGTATGGACATCGTTGGACTTATGAGCTCTCTCCTAGCAACTCCAGACGGTGATACCGTATGCTCAGCCCTAGTTAACCTGTGTTACCAAATGGAAACACAGAACAAGATATTAATAAAGATGTTGTCCAAAATGCAACCCCCAAAATAAGCTTAGAAACAAAAATCGTTAGTCATTAAATATAGAAATGGAGCACACTCATTTCATCGATAAGGAACCAGACAAGTATGAAGCACTCGCGGAACTTCAGAAACAACATATCCAATCGATGAAAGAAGAGCAGGTACTGAATATAATCAACAAGTTTGAGTACGCGTGGTCACTCAAGACGAACGACTTTCGAAATGCTCGAGAGTTGGGGTACCGCCAATTTGTCCATCCTGAGAATTTTGATGAGTTTGGAAATCCAAACCCCAATATGATTGATATTCTCGCCATCAAGGGTATCCGTGAAAAACAAAGAACCTACCTGATTAATCTTAAAAACCACGCACGGGACCTCCGCATTCATAAAAAGGAATCGCTGGACGATGGAATCAATGTGACCCGACGAATCAATAATATTTTGAAGCAGTTGAGTGATGGGTATGAAAATATCCGTCGTCACTACACATCATTCGAGCGGGTGGATAATCCGACGGCTCTGCCCCAATTCAGTAAGTCTGGTGACCCCTCTACAATGGATGAGGAAGAACTCGAAAGTTCCACACCCTTCCAAAAGTGTCTCCTGTACTCCTTGGATGAAGCCTACAAAGCTGGGTATCGCAGGTACAAGGGGCAGTGTTGTGAAGAGATTCGAACAATTGAGGGACACCGTACACGCGCCTGGAAACCAAAGTTTTCGATTGAGGAGTTTGTCTATTCCCTCGCCCAAAAGGATGATGACTTTGTGAACTGGAAGAACTTTACCAGTCGTGGCTCTGTATTTAGGGAGGTTATTGATAATCTCACCAAGTGTATCGATGCCCAGTTTCCGGAGATAAGCAAGCGACGTCACGTGTGGTCATTCAAGAATGGGGTCTTTGTTGGGAAAGAATGGATTCCAGACCGTGGTGTCTATGACTGCTGTTTCTATCCCTATGAGAGTAAGGAGTTTAGGTGCCTGGACCCAACCATCATCGCGTGTAAGTACTTTGACCAACAGTTTGATGACTTTGCCCACCTTGAGCGGTGGCAGGATATCCCAACGCCATTCTTTGACTCTGTGCTGAAGTATCAGAAGTTTGATGATGAGGTGTGTAACTGGGCCTATGTTATGGGTGGTCGCCTGTGTTACGACATTGGGGAACTTGATGGGTGGCAGGTGATTCCGTTCTTCAAGGGTATCGCACGGTCTGGGAAGTCAACTCTCATTACCAAAGTGTTCAAGAAGTTCTATGAAGCTGAGGATGTTGGGACCCTCTCAAACAACATCGAAAAGAAGTTTGGTCTCTCCGCCATCAAGGATGCATTTATGTTTATTGCCCCAGAGGTCAAGGGTGACTTGGCGCTCGAGCAGGCTGAATTCCAATCTATGGTCTCAGGTGAGGATGTCTCAGTGGCGGTGAAGAACAAGACCGCGGTGAGTATTGAATGGAAAGTCCCAGGTGTCTTGGGTGGGAACGAGGTTCCAAACTGGAAGGATAATTCGGGTTCGGTGCTCCGCCGTATTCTCACCTGGAACTTCTCAAAACAGGTCAA